TATAATATATAATATATAATCTTCAATCTGAAGATTTAATTTGACACAATAGTATTTCGGTTATTTCTTTAATATTATTTTTAATTTCTTTAATATCATTTTTAATTTCTTTAATATCATTTTTAATTTCTTTAATATCTGCATCTGTATAATTGATATCTTCAATAGCATCATTAATTTGATATATTTTATTGTAAGGACAGGTTTCTAATCCAATTGCTAAATTGGCTAATTTATCCGCGTGACAGTTACCAATTGAATGAATATCATTATTATTTGTGTGTGCTAAAATATGAATAAAATCAACATTTTTAATATCTTTGTATAATTCATAAATTTCTTTTACTAATTTTTTATTAGGAATTTGTATATTGTTTTTATTCATATAATTAGTGTTATGACATTTTTCCCCATAATATGTTGCACAACTTATTGCATATTTAGAATCAGAAACAATAGTTATTTTTTTATTTTTTATAATGTCTTTTTCAATAATATTATAAGTTTTTATAATAGCAATTAATTCAGCGCAATTATTAGTTTGTTTTCCTTCTATTTTTTCAGATACATTACGGCAATCGTCTATTCCAAAAAATATACCAATACCGGCTAAACTATTTGGTTTGCCATTATTTGAACAAGCTCCATCAGTATATACAAAATAATCAATATCATTATCATTATCATTATCATTATCATTATCATTATCGGGTTTTATTTTACTATTATTAATTGATGTAATGAAAGTTTCTGCTTCTTCTTTGGTTTCAAATTTTTTATACAGAGCACCATTAAATCCTGATACCGATTCACTGCATTCATTCCAATTTAAAAACACACCAATACTACGACCATTAGCAACGGCATAAAATGACATCTATAATATATTTAAATTGTAGTTTTAATATATTATTCAATTTTTATTTTATTTTTTAATTATCAGGAATATACATGATAATAAAAAAAAATATATTATTAATAATCCAACCCGGTTATTTATTCGCTAAAATCAATTAAATCTTCACAAATAACTTTTGACGGGTACTTTATTATCTTATTTTGTAATTCTATATTTAATTTCTCTAAAATTTCATATTTTTTTCTCATCTTATCTAATTCATCTTTATATTCATAATTCAATTTTTTTATTTCTCTCATCTCTTTACATTTATTATCAAACGCTTCATTTAAATTATTTGAAGAACCAAATTCTTCTTTATATAATTTATTGGCTGGATAAAGACATTTTTTCTTATGTTTTGCCGTATTAAAATGACTGGAAATCATACTATAATATTTTTTTGGATAAAATGTTGTCCCGCAACAAATACAACCATTTGGAAATTTATTTTGCAAATCTCTAATATTTAAATCAATTTTTTCCGTGTTTAATTCATTTATTTTAGCTTCATAATTGGGTATAACTTCAATTATAGACATTACATTATTTATTATTAAATTTTTAAATTAATTTTACATTATAATTATTTATATTAATCATTATCATGATTGTAAAATTTTTTTACTTTTGGATTAGCGCATATTTTAGTATAATCAAAGCTTGATAAATATAGTCCACTTAAACTTCTGACTCTGGACAATGCAACATATGTTTGTCCATATTCAAATATATTTACACCAATATCCATAATAGCGGCATCAAGTGATAAGCCTTGAGATTTATGAATGGTAATTGCCCAAGCATAAATTAATGGTATTTGTGATACGGTAACGTTTTTATTGACCTCTGAATTCCAATTATAATAATTTACTATGACCGGTTCATTAATATTATTAAATTTTACGATTGGTAAATCATTACTAAAATTGATAATTATACCTTGACTGCCATTGGCCAATTGAATATTATTGTCAGATGTAATATTGGCGATACACATAACATGCGTTCCAATTTTTAATTCGAGAGTTTTATACGCCATAATGTTGTTTGCTAAAAATTCATAATCATTTTTTAACGATGAATTACTGTTAATTACTAAATCATAGATTTTACTTTCCACTGTTAAATCGGATTTTCTAGAACCTTTTAAATATTTAATATTATATAGTCTTTTTTCTACATCATCACTAAGTTTTTTATATTCTAATGTATTAATATTATCTGTATCTTTTTTATAAGGCGAAATAATAGTAATTACATTTTGTTGCCTAATTTTTTCGATAGCTTCAATTGTAAATACTCTTTTCTCTAACGTTTCTTTTGTTGTCCGCGTTATCTTCCCGCGCCTAACATACTTTAATACTTTAAGAAATTCTATTTCGTCTTGTCTAAAAATAGAGTTTAAAACAATTTGATTATTATTGGGAAATAGTTCGTACCATAGCGGATGTTCAAAACAAAACATAGATGCCTCTTTTTCTTGTTCATTTGATTTAATAGGTGGTAATTGATAAAAATCTCCCGAAAATATTAATTGTAATCCACCAAATGGAATATTGGGTTTATTATATATTTTTCGCCCAATTTTATCTAAAATTAATAAAATTTTTAAAGACATCATACTAACTTCATCAATAATTAAACAGTTTAAATTATACCATTTTTTTAATTTATATTTTTTGTTAAAAACGTCGTTCAATACATCGTCGATGCTTTTGTTTGCTAATCCAATACCAGCAAATCTATGTAATGTGGTTGCTTTACAATTTAATAAAATACTAGCGCACCCAGTTAAAGCACATACTTGTATATTTTGATTGTTTTCTTCGCTATAATTTACTATAGTTTTAATTAAAAATGATTTACCTGATCCGGCGGGACCTGTTATAAAAACGTTCTCTTTATTTTTGTATTTTTCAAAAATAATACTTTGCTCCTCGTTTAATGTATTCATTTTTAATAATTAATATTTTCTGATAATTAATATTTTATAAAGTTTTAATCAATTTATATTTATATTAAATTTAATAAATATAAATTTTAATAATTATTTGCTAAGATAAATTTACAAACTATAAAACTTATTATTAATCCTAAACAATAATGATAAATAGAAAACCCATTGTATTGGTTAAGTTTCTATTTATGAATTATCATAATATTATATAATCTCAAATATTCCGTATTTATTTATATACGATTAAATAATGAGTTGTTATATAATTAATTTAAAAAATAACTTAATTCGAGTACGCTAAACCACCCATACCACTCATAATGCGGAGAACATTGTAATTGACGGCGTATACACGGACTTTAGCGGTATTGGTACCAGTGACGGTGGCATTAGATAGGACAAGCTGTAAGGTGGCATTGTCAATGCGCGAGAAATTGCATGTGCCAGATGGCTGGTGCTCTTCAGGGCGAAGAGCGAAGGAATAGCAATTGATTCCCGAGTCGGGAGCACGAGTATGGTGCTGGAAGGGCTGTACGAGATCAAAGTATGTGCCTTCGCGCTCCGAGAAACGGTCCTGGCCATTGAGCTGTAATTTGGCAACTACAACTGGATTCTCTCCCCAACAATGCATGTCGATCGCAGTCTCGGCTAGGACAAATGTTCCGGCATCAGATATACCAGAGTCAGCTGTCGAGCCGCCGGCGTCTGCTACCATGCCGGGGATATCATTGGAAAAGGGGTCTTGGAAAGCACCCGAGGTATTGACGAATCCAACAGCTCCACTGGTGGCGTTTTTGCCGCCGAATGCGTGGAGAGCGTTGGGTAGAGCATCAAATGCGTCAGTGTAATTGAAAGGTTGGGCACCCATTAATTTATTAAGCTGTGTCTGTTCGACTAACGACGAACAGTAGTCAACGTTGGCATCTGGCTGTACAACCCAGATTAATTCTTTGCAGGGATGATTTAAATTGAGTTTAATTTTATTGGACGATGAACCGACCGATTCATCGCCTGTGAACTGTAGCTGTTCAATAAGGTATTCATGGGGATTCTGTGCCATGCGTCTGCGTTCGTCGGTGTCTAGGAAGATATAGTCAACGAATAGCGAAGCCGCCGCGAGCGACTGTTTGTAAGCATTGACGACTTTAGCTCCCGTGCCGTCGTACTTGTCAACCGCCCATAGGCATTCTTCAATATTGCGAATATCAAGGTTGATTTTGACTTCGTGGTATTGAAGAGCGATTAAGGGTAGCGCAAGGCCGGGATTGCGGCAGTACCAGAACTGAAGGGGAACGTATAGGGTGGTTTCCGGTAGAGCATTACGGGGAGCGCATACCTGACGGACACCGTCAGCAGAGCAGGGTCCATCAACATTAGCAAAGTCGGGGTCACATATGTATGTTAATTGGGTTGTGTTACCAACCATCTTGAAGTAGCCACGCTCCTGCTCTTTGGATAGGGTGAGCTGATTCCAGATGTGCATCCAGTCACCGTATTGACGATCGATGCGCTGACCACCAATCTCAACCTCGACCTGTGAGATGAGCTGTTCACCGGGGAAGTCTAACCAGCGAGCATAGACGTCGGAGGTGGTACTGTTGGCGAGACTCTGACCAATCTCTGGGAGAGTGATCTGTAGGTATGTGCGGTAGGCAAGGTCACCATTGCGCGAGATAGTACAGGTTACACGGCGACCGAAATCAGCCTGGCCGTTGAAAGTTTGCTCAATCGACTCCATCGCGAAATTGGTATGACGACGGTATGTAACTTTCCAGAAAGTTATCTGGGGATTACCGGTAAGGTAAACATCTTGAGCCCCGTAGGCAACTAATTGCATAAGACCTCCAGCCATTTTTATAATATGACTAAAGAAAATAAATTTTAAATATTTAATTTAATTATAATTAATAATATTTTTCTTTAAAAAAATATATAAATTTAAACTATGCTAGATAACTATAGGCTTTATGGATAAAATGTCGGGTAAAAATGTAACATTAGATAAGAAACACACAGAAATGTTAGAAGGATTTAAAAGTAACGAAGAAGTATTAATTCCTAAATATAAAGCAGAAATTCAAAGATTAGAAAAATCCCTAAATAATGTAAAAAATAAAAAGAAAATTGATAAACTAGAAACGGGACAAAACAGAATAAAAGAATTAAAAAATACGATTTATAGATTAGAAAAAGAACGAAAAGAATATTTTTTAAATAATTCCAAATATATTTTTGATTATTTCGAAGAAAAGAAAAGTATTACATCTAATATAGATTCAAAAGTAGGAGTAAATAATAGTAAAATAAATCAATTCTTTTATTCAGACGAGAAAGATAAAGAAAATGTATTGGAAAATAATGAAAAGACAAATACAGTAGATAAATATTTTTATAATATTAATAATTCTTTTATAAATTATGACAATTATTGTTTCGAATCTGATATATGTAAAATATGTAATAAAGGAGAGATGGTATATGCGGAAACAGATGGTATATGTATATGTAATAATTGTTCGCGGTCAATGAAATATTTAATTGAAAACGAAAAACCATCATATAAAGAACCGCCAAAAGAAGTATGTTTTTATGCATATAAAAGAATTAACCATTTAAGAGAGATATTGGCACAATTCCAAGCAAAAGAAAGCACACATATACCAAGTGAAGTTTTTGAAAATATAAAATGTCAAATAAAAAAAGAGAGATTGGAAATATCGGATTTAACAAATAGAAAAACTAAAGAAATTCTTAAAAATTTAGGATATAATAAATATTATGAGCATATACCATTTATAAAAGATAAATTGGGAATAAAACCACCGGTGATGTCTCAAGAATTAGAAGAAACATTATGTAATTTATTTATGGAAATTCAAAAGCCTTATTCAAAGTATTGCCCAAAAGATAGAGTAAATTTTTTAAATTATTATTACACGCTTTATAAATTGTGTGAATTATTAAGCGAAAAAAAATTTTTGCCATATTTCCCAATGTTAAAAGACAGAGAGAAACGGGTAGAGCAAGATGCTATATGGAAATTAATATGTGCTGATTTGGAGTGGGATTATATACCGACCGTCTAAAGATAAATAGATAAATAGATAAATAGATAAATAGATAAATAGATAAATAGATAAATAGATAAATAGATAAATAGATAAATAGATAAATAGATAAATGCCATTGGAAAGACCATCGTGGGAAGAATATTTTAAAGACATAGTTAATTTAACATCTACGCGTTCATCCTGCGAGAGATTACAGGTTGGTTGTATTTTAGTGAAAGAAAATAGAATTATAGCACAGGGATATAATGGATATATATCAGGATGCGAACATAAGACAATAATGAGAGATAATCACAATATAGCAACCATACACGCGGAACAAAATACAATAGCCGATTGTGCAAAAAGAGGTGTTAGTTCAGATGGATGCACTGCATATATAACACATTATCCTTGTTATAATTGTATGAAATTATTGGTTTCAAGTGGAATAAATTCAATAAAATATATAAATGATTATAAAAACGACGATTTAGTTGGTAAATTGGCTAATGATAAAAATATAATAATAAATAAAATTGTTATTTAATAAATAAAATATTCAGATTGTCGTGTAGGAGTGAAATATTTAATTATGAAACGACAAAATTATTATTAAAATTAAAAAATAATTATATAAATACATATTAAATGATAAATTTGCTAAACACGGTTTCTTTGGGATTATTTTTTTTATATTTTGTTTTAATTAGTGGGTCGTGTGGTGAAATTTTAAATTGTGGATTGCGAAGATACATTAATGATTCTGTGTGGTTTAAACATGTAATGATTTTTTTATCTATTTACATATTTACATTTATTTTGAACTGGTATACTATAGATTCTATCGTGGTAGAAAATAATGAAAATATAGGAAATAAAGAAAATATAGGAAATAAAGAAAATAAAGAAAATAATATAGAGTACTCTAGGTTAAAATATTTATATAATTCATTATTGTATAGTTTGGCTATATATATAATATTTGTAATGTCAACAAAGGCAGAGGGCAAATATCTGGCTGTGTTTTTACTACTATCTGTAATATTAGTAATTATTCAAATTATATTAAAAGCATTATATGGTTCTTACAGTGAATTAGATGTAACTCATATATTTAAATCGACCGATGAAATAAACATNATATTAAATGAAAAAAAAATAGATTATGATAATAATTTAATAAATATATTAAAATTTTTACCTTTCACGTATTTAATTACCTTTATAATTTTATTAATAGGTTTATATAAATATTATATAAGACAAAGGCATGACCACAATAAAAACTGGGACATTATAAAATTCATATTTGGAAATAATAAATGTAATATGTAAAATTATAATAGTTCTTCAATTAAAAAATATAANAATAATTATTTTGTAATAAAACGGTTGCTTTTATTGATTGTTAAAAGGTAATAATAAAATAAAACAGTCTATAAATTGTTATTTTACATATTTGGAAATTTCTAAATATGTAAACAGATTTTAAGATATATTTAATGTCAATTGATTAATGACTTTTACAAGTATATAAAAAGTGATNGAATATAATACACTATTAAAAAGATAACCATAAATATTAAGATTAGAATCATTCCCGAATAATGATGGAAATGTGTTTTTTATAGTTTTTCTAAGAATAGGTAATTGAAATAAAAAATATAATATAGCAGCCAAGAGAGGTAATTGAAATTCGTTATAAAACGCGTCTAAGCTATCTAATGTATTTTGTTTGTTTGTATTAAGCGAAATAAGCTCGTCGGGTGACTGGGAGTTAGTTATATAATCAATATTTTGAGGTTCGGGTATAAAGTTTGGTTTAATTTCTACATCATTATTAACACTTGTAGGATTAATCGGTATATCTCTACTTGGTAATGCAGTGGCTCCGGCAATAGTGGCTTTTTGTAATTGATTAATCATTTCGTTATAATTGTTTTGATTTAATTCGTGTTCTTTTGTGGGAATTTGTTGCATGCTAGGATTAGCTAATTGTGACGTAGTTTCGGCAACAACTTCATTTTTAGTTAAAATCACATTATTTATATTAGAATGATTTTGTAATGGCTCTCCGCTAGAATTAGGAATAATATTTCTAGGTAATTGTGATATAGACGTGGTTCCATTGGTTGATTCCATTATAAATATTTATTATAGTATATTAAATATTTATAATAGAATTTACGCAAATTCTATACTTTTATCTTTATTACCACACTTAATGGATTTTTCTCTCATAACAAAACATTCATTATTATTGGAATCAAAAGAAAATATTTGATCTCTGATGGAATTTTGTTCGGGGCCAATAAATGTATAACAATTTTTACCATCGCAAAACTTTCTAAATAAACTAGCTAATCCTAAACCTAATATTATAGCTAAAATAAATCGTCCGCGCTCAGTATATATAATATTTTTAATGGCAGTGCTTAATCCTTTTCCTATCATTATATATAATATAATATTTTTATTGAATGGGAATATTATTTATTTCTGATTTGTTAGATGGACATTTAACTTTTTCCATGGAGTATTCAAAACAATTATCTGCTTTATCTTTAAATTCTACAGAATTAATATTTGACGGTGTAGGATAAACTGATATTTTTTTTTTATCATTATCAAAGTACATATAGATTAATCCGATAAATAAGCTGATTAAAAAAACTTTAATATTTATTAATTTCAATAAATTAGAAACCATTTTATATAATAATATATAAAAATTATTCTGGTTTTTTAATAACTTCTAAATTTTTAATATAATATTTATATTGTAATAAATGACTATCTTCTTCGCGATTATCAACGTTATTATATTTATATTTTAAAGTTAGTATATGTTCATCTAATTGTTTTATTTTATTGGTATATAAAAACATTGCATCTTTTAAATATCTTGTTTCAAGAGTATCATTATAAATTTTTATAATATCTTTAAATTCATTAACAAATGAATTTTGTTCAACTAATTTTTGATTGAGCAACTCTTCTATCTCGGCATTACAAGTAATAGAATTATATAGCAAAAATAATTCGTTATATTTTTCTTGAATATTAGTTATATCAGATTTAAGATTTTCAAATAATTCAACTGCTTTGTCTTCTTCGATATAATTAAATAAAAAATCTAACTTGGTTAATACAATTTTTTTTTTTTTTTCAGTTAATGAATTATTTGTTTCTTTAAGTTCATTATCAATTAATATAGGTGTGAATTTTACAATTTCTAAATTAAGTTTACATGGTTCACTGGTATTACCACATGTAGCCCGTAATATTTTGTTATTTTCTTTGAAAATAGTTCCTCCAACATTACCACAGCTTACGCATTTAAATTTATGTTTTGAGTATAATTTTTTTTTAGATTCAATTGAATCGTCAGAATTAATAAGTTTATTTATGAATGTTTGGTTATGTGAAGTATATTTATTTTTTAGATTATAATAATTTTTAATTTCCTCTAAATATTTAGAATAATCACTTTCTGAGACGATGTCTTTTTGAAACGAATCACTCATATTATAAATTAAAAATATATTTTTCTATGTAATAAAGACGCTTCCGGGTGATTATTAAAATCGGGCAAATTAGTAATCATATTATTCTGCACTCGCTTTTGATTTTCTAAATTACTTCGATTATAATAAACTAATTTAGACATTATATATTGTTTATCTTGAACGTTTTTTGCATATCTCTCTTCAGATGTTTTATTTCCTTTATATCTGTAATATAATATTGTTCCTAATATTAAAAAAAATAAAATGAACAACGATATATTATANAATAAATTATAATTTTTTAGTTTATAGTTATGACATTCTTTTAAAACGCCTTTGAAAAAATATTTTACACCGGGTTCTACGAGTTTTGGTTTGTTTACATAATCATTATTTGTTTCGAAATTATTAAAATTTAAATAATTATTAATATTTTTAAAATCCATTTTAATATTAATAATTATTGTAATTTTATTAAAATAATTTATAATTATAGATATATTTACTAATGCTATCAACAAAAAATAAAATTGTAACCGAAGTTAATTCTGGAGAATATGGATTAAAAAAACTACCAAGCGCAACTACATCAGTAATTTATTTTTTAGTAATGACCATCACATATGGTTTTATGATGATTTATAATACAATAAATTCAACAAGTCTATCGCAAGTAAAAACAAATGCATCAAATCAAATCTACACATTAATATATGTAACATTTTTGGTAACAGGAACATATTTTATAAATGTAAATATAGCAAAGAGCATTTGTAATGAAAATACTATTCAGTGGAGTAGAGTATTTTCATATACAATTGCACCATGGATAANAGTATTTGGTATATTATTTTTGTTATTGGAATTATTCCCGGGATGGATTAAACCATTTTCAAATACAATTGGTTACTTAATTGTAAATACTTTAGGCGCTAGTGATATTTTAAAAAACCTTCTTGCAACACATGATTCAAGTCATAGNAATAGTACATTAAAAACGGCACTTGAAAATATAGAAAAAAATTATACTAGATTTATAAATGAGATAGATGTAGACGAAGATAGTTATAAAAAATTCATAGGTCAATTAAATAAAGAACAATTTTTGAAGCGCCGGGATAATGCCGATGAATTATATGAATCCAGCGATGTTATTAAATTATTTGCACTTGTAAATATTAAAGATATAATAGGTAAATTATTTTGGTATGTATTGGCGGGTAGTTTAATAGCTTCCATAAGTTATAATTTTATAGTAAATATGAATTGTGAGAAAACAGCAGATCAATCAGAAAGAGAAATCGATAAATTATATGAAAATTCAGGAAAAGAACTATATGGTACAGTATGGAAAAAAATTGACCAGCCAACTGTTAGTGATAATTTGACGGATTATAGTGAATTCTTAGAAGACTTTATAGAATCTAAGAAA